TCACAGAGGGTGCAAATGGTGATGAAACCTACGGCACCCCTATTCAGTTAGCAAAGGCAATCAAGGCGGATCTGTCTGTCGAACTTGCAGAAGCCACTCTTTACGCTGATGATGGACCCGCAGAAATCGTAAAGGAATTTAAAAGCGGCAAGCTCTCTCTTGGCATTGACGATATCGGCATTACCGCTGCCGAGGATTTAACCGGGGCAAAAATTGACGACAACCATGTGGTAGTGTCCGCCAGTGAGGACGGCGGCGGTGCTGTTGCTGTGGGGTTTCGAGCAAAGAAGGCAAACGGAAAATACAGATACTTCTGGCTTTATCGTGTGGTCTTCGGTATTCCCGCTACCAACCTTGCAACCAAAGGAGATAGCATCACCTTCTCCACTCCGACCATTGAGGGAACGGTACTTCGCAGGAACAAACTGGACGGCAACGGAAAGCATCCGTGGAAATCGGAAGCCAACGAGGATGATACAAGCGTTCCGGCATCAGTTATTACGGGCTGGTACACGGAAGTTTATGAGCCTGTTTTTACAGTTACCGGCGGAGGTGAGGACTAATGGTAAGCGAAAGAAGCGCTATGATACAAATCGGCGAAACGGAGTATGAAATGCTCCTCACCACCAAAGCGACCAAAGAGATCGCCAAACGGTACGGCGGTCTTTCTAATCTTGGGGAAAAGTTGATGAAATCTGAGAATTTTGAGATGGCTCTTGATGAGATTGTATGGCTTATTACTCTTCTTGCCAATCAGTCAGTTCTGATTCACAATCTTCAGAACCCCTCTCAAAAGCAGGAATTGCTGACCGAGGATGCGGTGGAACTTCTCACTTCGCCCCTTGAACTGGGTGAATACAAAAATGCCATCATGGAGGCTATGTATAAAGGCACAAAACGCCATGTGGAAAGTGAGGAGGAAAGCGCCACTGAGGGTAAACCCTCAAAAAACTCACAGGTCGGGTAAGCGATGATGAATCCTTTGCCCGACTGATTTTTTATGGTACATCCCTTCTCCACCGGTCTGAGCAGGAGGTCTGGCTGATGCCCATCGGTCACCTGCTCGATCAGTGGGAGGTGTATAAACAATATCACGGCTTGGCAAAATCAAAGCGCGAATATGGGATTGATGAAATCATTCCTGCAGGAGTATAGTGTAATAGTCTTACAAATGTTTATACAAATATATCACTTGTTCAAATATTTATTGACATTTGTATGAGAGTGTGATATTCTTTGTTCGAGGTGAGGACGATATGGATATAAAATTTGAAACCCTAATTCCCTTTGAGAGACTTCAAAAAGAGCCTGATGAAGTATTCAGAGTAGTTGACACATATGGGCAAGCGGTATTGCTGAAAAACAATGCTCCCGCTTATATTATTATGAAGCCACAAGAAGCCGCGAAAACGAGTCTCCAGCAAACCGAACCACGCCAAAAGCCCCCCGCATACACCCTGCAGGAAGCGATGCGGATTGTTCTCTCTGATGCGAAGGATAACAAAATGCACGCAGCCGAACTCGCCGATGCAATATATGAGCGAGGGCTGTATGTTCAAAAGAACGGCGAAAAGGCAAAATATAACCAAATGAGGGCAAGGTGCGGCCATTATCCGGAGATGTTCGAAGCGTTAAAGGGTAACATTATTCGCTTGCGGACAGAAAACGAATCCAATATATAGGCGGTAATGCTATGATTGATTGGAATAGAAACGGCAAAATAGACCCTGTTGACATTGGAATTTCTATTGCCATGGCTTCGCAAGACTCTGTTGATTCGCTTGATTTGATGGGTTATTTGTTCCCCTTGGTACAAGAAATTGACCCAGACCGTAATGCGAAAGGGCAAATTCGGCAATATATGCCACACATATTGTATGAAAAACGGAAGACCGAAAAGCTTCATAAGTATGGTGCGGGACCTTTCTGCCGTTTTTCTATTTCAAAGAGGTTGCGCGGCGTTTCGGGTGTTTACGCAATATGCGATACTCAGCAACTTCTGTATATTGGCCAATGCGTGGATTTAACAAAAAGGTTTAATGCCGGATACGGAAGTATATCCCCGCGCAATTGCTATGAAGGTGGGCAACTGACAAACTGCAAGATAAATGCGATGATTTTAAGAAAATATCTTTCCGGGGAGAACGTCTATCTGTACTTTTATAAAACCAGTGATTATGATCGGGTAGAGCGTATATTAATCAGCAAATTCCAACCGCCATTTAACGGGCGTGAATAAAATAAGAAATGATCAAGAAAGGATTGAATTAATTATGGGGAAATACGGAGAGGTTGCAGTTAAGGCCGCACGGTACATAAATGAATGCGGCGATCCACTTCTTGCGTGGGAGAAGGCAAGTTGTGAAGTATTCGAACGCGGCAGTTCTTCTCAAAAGAAGGGATGCCCCAAGAATGCGTTTCTCGGCCTATACGGTGGAAAAGGCAAAAATGCGACATACGCGCAAGCGGCATTAGCGTATCTAAAAGACAATCCAAACCAAAATATAACAGCGGATGAGCTTTGGGCAATTATAATGGCTGGCGTTCACAAAGCGCATAACCATCAAATGGATGTCGTCCTTTCCTTGTATAAAGAGGGACTAATTTAAACAATAACAATCCATTACATAGGTAAGGCACTCTGAAACAGGGTGTCTTTTTTTGCCCATTTTAGCCGGAAGGAGGTGGTTTTATGGCGGATAATTTTGGACTCAAGATTGGCATTGAGGGTGAAAAGGAATTTAAAAATGCTCTGAGGGATATCAACCAGTCTTTTAAGGTTCTCGGCAGTGAGATGAAACTGGTCTCCTCCGAATTTGACAAACAGGATAAGTCTGTTGCGGCGGTTGCGGCACGAAATGAGGTCCTGAATAAGGCCATCGATGCCCAGAAGGACAAAATCGCCACCCTTGAGTCCGCCTTAAAGAATGCCGCCGACAGCTTCGGCGAGAATGACCGCCGTACCCAGAACTGGGCTGTCCAGCTTAACAATGCCAAAGCCGAACTCAACGGTATGGAACGGGAACTGGACGAAACGGCGGACTCTGCCGATGACCTTGGCGATGAGTTGAAAGAGTCGGGCGAGGAAGCGGAGAAATCCGGCGGTAAGTTCGAAAAGCTGGGCGGTGTGTTAAAAGGTGTCGGCGCCGCAATGGGCGCTGTGGCTCTTGCCGCCGGAGCCGCCGCCGTCAAGTTAGGCAAAGAAGTCATTTCAGCCTATGCAGACTTTGAGCAGCTTGTCGGCGGTGTGGACACACTCTTTGGTGACGCTTCACAGACGGTGCAGAACTACGCTGCCAATGCCTTCAAAACGGCAGGAATGTCGGCAAATGAATATATGGAAACCGTCACAGGCTTTTCAGCAAGTCTGATTCAGTCCTTGGGTGGTGACACAGCTAAGGCAGCGGAAGTTGCGGATATGGCCATCACGGACATGGCGGACAATGCCAATAAAATGGGTACAGATTTGTCCTCCATCCAGACGGCCTATCAGGGATTCGCCAAGCAGAATTACACCATGCTCGATAACTTAAAGCTGGGTTACGGCGGCACCAAGTCTGAGATGGAGCGGCTCCTTGCTGATGCCGAGAAAATCTCAGGTATTAAGTATGACCTGTCCTCTTTTTCAGATTTGACCGAAGCCATCCACGTTATCCAGACCGAAATGGGCATCACTGGCACCACAGCTTTGGAAGCCACAGAGACCATCAGCGGCTCTATATCAGGTATGCAATCTGCAATCGGTAATCTGATGGCGGGGCTTGGCAATGCTGACGCAGACATTGAAATGTTAGTCGGTAATGTAGTCGAATCATTCCAGCACGTTGTGAAAAATATCGTGCCTGTCATTGAGAATATTGTAAAGGCTCTACCTCCCGCTCTTGACGGAATACTGAAGGCGATCGGGGACTTACTGCCGACTTTGCTCTCGACGGTGGTTGACCTCTTTACACAGGTGCTTGAAACCCTGCTGAGTCTTTTGCCTGAACTAATCCCCGCCGCTGTGGATGCGGTATTAACCATTGTGGGTGCACTGATTGATAACTTGCCGCTTTTAATTGATGCGGCAGTACAGTTGATTACCGCTCTGGTGATGGGGCTTGGCTCGGCTCTGCCGGAACTGATTCCTGCGGCGGTGGAAGCGATTATCACCATCGTGCAGGGTCTTTTAGACAGCATGGATCAAATCCTTGAAGCTGCCTTTGCCATTATCCAAGGCTTGGCGGAGGGTCTGTTAAACGCACTGCCGGAGTTGATTGATGCTCTACCCGAAATCATCATGACCATCATCGACTTTATTACCGACAACCTGCCCCTCATCATTGAAATGGGCATCAAACTTACTGTACAGCTTGCAGTTGGACTGATTAAAGCTATACCACAGCTTGTGGCAAAGCTGCCTGAAATCATCGCGGCGATCGTGACAGGCCTTGGAAAAGCGGTGGGCGCAGTATTTGAAATCGGTAAGAACATCGTGACCGGACTTTGGGAAGGCATAAAATCCCTCGGCTCTTGGATTGCAGACAAAGTCAGCGGTTTCTTTTCAGGCATTGTAGACGGGGCAAAAAGTCTGCTGGGTATTAACTCTCCTTCTACTGTGTTCGCCGGAATAGGCGGCAACATGGGTGAAGGTATCGGTGTCGGCTTCATGAAAGCTATGTCGGGCGTGGAAAAGGATATGAAAAAGGCTATCCCCACCGACTTCGGCATAACAGCGAGTTTTGCGGGGCTTGAACCCGCCTATGCAGGAACCCCATCTATGACTTACAACCACACAGGCACAATTCGGGTGGAGGGAATAAACTCCTCCGGCGAAATGTCCTCTGTGGTGGACATTATCATTAACCAACTTAGACAGGAGGTGCGTGTATGACCTATTTGAAAAATACGGAAACAGGAAAAATCATCACGCGCTTTGTCAGCTTTCGGAAAACACAGGATGTCATTCGCACTGTGCAAACCGCCCTTGATGGCACGGAATATCTGACCCGTTTTGGTATTCCAACTGTACATTATGAATTAACCCTCTATGTGGACGAGAAAGGGAAGGCAGCTCTAATGGCAGCCGAGGATAGCGTTCCGCTTCTTGAATGCGCTGTCAGACAGGGAGTTTTTACCGGGCGAATCATTGAACTTGCCTCTTTCGAGTATCTTGCAGCAGGCTGGTACAAGGTTACGGCCACTCTTGCGGCGGTAAGCGAGGTGAGCAACCCATGAGAAGCATTCCCATTGCATTGAAAGAAAAGCTGCTCAACCGTTTTAAGGTAGAAAGCGCGGACAGCATGGCGAAACTGCGGGTAGTGGCGACACAGACCTCTATCAACTCACTGCTGTCTGAACCGATTCATGAGGATATCTCCCCTGCCTTTGGAGATGTGGCTGTGCGCCAGATGGCAGGAGAAACAGATTTGTCCCTTGCCTATGCCATCTGCCTTGATGACGGCATCGCCAACATATACAGACGAAAGTTCCCGGCAGGACTGGAGTACTCTTGGGAGCTCCAATGGGCTTTAGGTTCGGCAACCGATGTGGCCATTGAGTTTAACGGCGTGTGGAAAATGAACACCGCAAAGGAGTGGTACTACCTTCAAACCGAGGAATACCCATATATCTTTTATGTAAGAAACGGTAACCTCTATGTTCAATTCTGGAAGGATAGCGAAAGCACTACGCTACTTGCCACAGGCGTTTCGCAGATATCAGCCTGCAAAGGCTGGCAGTCCAGCATTGACCGTGATTTGGATCAGGGGCTTGTTATCGGCTATCTCAAAGACAGTTCGGTATATTACCGTGCCTTTTGCTGTCAGGACAACGGTTCTTATGTCTGGGAACCAGAGCATGAGGTGGCCTCCCTCGGTACAGGAAATGTGACCTTGTCGGTTATCCGCACCAACGATTTCCGTATCGGCTTCCTAACACAGAACAACGGCAGGATGTGCCTTGCCTTGACTCATAGAAATTATGCGGGGATGAGTGTGCGACCTGAAACCGTTCATGCGAACGCCTCTAATGTGAGGATGTGGATGTCGGACATTCGTGAGATGGATACGCTCAGCAAGGAATATGCATCGGTAAATGCCACATATCCCTATGTTCTCTTAGATGTGCCGGGTTCGGAGGAAATCTTCGTTACTTCTGTAGAGAAGTTGAACAGAACCGAGACTTTTTACTGCTATGGCTTTAAGTTACGGCTTTCAAGGCCTTTGCACGGAATACCGGATACAGGTTTTCTATTAAAATGCACACTCTCCGTTTCAGGAGTGACATTCACCGAAGCACTTTATGACATCGATGAACAGGCAATTGTCCTCTACACAAGTGCTGATATCCGCAGGACCACACCAGTGACCATTACCACGCCGGAATACCGCTCTCTTTGGTATTACAGGCTTGGCGAGCAAAGATGGTTTCTGCCCGCCTTGAGTGCATTCGCTGAAGCGGAAACCATTGATTATTATGCTTATATGAATGAAGCGGCAGGCATCTCTACCATTTCAGCAGAGACATGGATTGACGAGGCTATATTCTCTTGGTATTACCAAGAGCCGTGTACAGTGGCGGTTGAAATTATATCCGCATCTGTAGAACTTCAGCCTGTTTCCACATTACCGATTTAGGAGGTTTTCAAAATGAAGATACAAGAAAAGGCTATCCTTCACAATCGCTTTGATGTGAAAGTGGTGGATGCTGAAAGTGGCAAGGTGAAACAGACCGCCGTGGGCTTTAACGTTATTACAAACTACTATTTCAACAGCAGGCTAACTGCTTCGCCTTTAAGCAAAACGACAGACCTATTCAGATACATTGCCATTGGTACCGGAACGGGTACGCCAAAGATTACGGACACATCCCTTTTTACGCACCTGACACGAAAAGCCGTAACAACACTGGAAACAGTTTATGAGTATCCGACTTCGCGCACCACCAAGCAAATAAAGCTGGAAGCCACAGAGTGTAACGGCTCTACCATTACCGAAGTGGCGCTTGAAGGCTATTACAGCGGAACATGGTCAAACTCCTACTACATCATGTCCCATGCCATGCTGCAGGATTCTGAAGGTAACCAGATCGCCATCGCCAAAACTGATACGGATGTGGTATATATTACGGCAACCTTTTATGCCACTTACACACCGTCTGGCTTTGGCTCAAACGGAATTTATCCTACGGCTGAAAATAACTATCTGCTCAGATGGCTGCTCACCGGAAGCACGGACAGCTATGTGCGGTTCTCCCGCTTTCCCTTGGAGTATTCCTCGGATATGAGTTTAAAGTTTCATGGAAGCAAGAGTTACACCTTTAGTAATGGCGAAGGCAATATTGAAACTTATCAGTATGACCTGCCCATTGTCACCTTCCTTGACAGCGAGTGCAACAACCGCATCGTCAAGCATCTGGGTGTCGCCGGGGTCGGTGCATTTACCTTTCCCAACCATGAGGTTTTTCCGCCCTATCAGGTAAATCATCTGATTATTGGAGAGGGTGACGGTGAAACAACAGAGTTTGATATTAAGGCTCCGTTGATACAGGCTGGCACGGCAAGGGTGTTTATTGACGGAGAAGAACTGACAGAAGGCATCGACTTCGTTGTGGATTATGAAAATAACTGCGGTGACTGGTATGAAAATTACCATACGGCAGGAATGACCTGTAAGGATGCCGGTGTGACCTTTGGAGACCTTGCATCAAAAACTCCCTACTCAGGCCGTTATTATCGTGACCCCATCGCTTGGTGGGATTGTTATGACGATTCAATGTATCCCTCCTCCTGCACCGTAAACGATGAAAATCCAATACTAATTGACTTTGGAACTGATAGAGCCTGTAACACACTAAAGATCGATATTCTGACCGTACCTGCCGCAAGGCTCGATACTCTTAGAATACAGTATTCTGCAAACGGCACAGACTGGGCAGATGTGTCTGGCCTTACAAGAACAGGTCAGGTCTGGAAGTTCACGGAGGTTTCCGCAAGGTACTGGAGAGCCTTTTTAAGCGGTGAAGGAAACGCCACCATTGTGGTCACTTCAAGCGGGATGACAGGCTCACCGATTACCCTTTCCGTTCCTGTAGAATCATCCGATACGGCGGATATTGTGGCGGGCAAGATAAAAACAGCCATTGAAAACAATGAAAACATTACCGCTTTATATGATGTGTCGGTTTCGGAAACGGATGTAATCTTAACCGCAAAAGCACCAGCGTCGAATGTTTCAAACCTCAATATCGCTCTGTCAAACGGAACCTGTGCAGGGCTGACCGCAGTTTCCACCTCAGCCAACACAACCGCCGGAGTTGCGCCTGTAAAACAACAGGAACATATTTATGTGACAGGAACTATTGGAACGGCAGGAAATGCGGCGGTTATAGTAACTGCCGAGGGCATGGCAAATTCGCCTATCACTCTTTCTGTGCCTGTTGCAAGCGGTGATTCGGCGGCAACTGTTGCCATCAAGGTAAATGCTGCCCTTGAGGAAAATACCGATATTACCGACTTCTTTACCATCAGCCCTGCAAACGGCAGATATGTTCGTTTGACCGCCAAAGTGGCTGCGGACAATGATCCTACCCTCAACATCAGCATCGCAAACGACACCTGCGCCGGGCTGACTGCCATACCGACCTCCACGGTTGACTATGTAGGGAATCCCGGAACAAAGCAGGTGGAAACATTAACTGTGGCAGGTAGGGTCAGCTATAACTGGTCATACAGCTTGTATTATAACGGCCTACCCACAAGGGACGGACAAAGTTTCGGTACGACCTTCTTTTTGGGTAAAACCGTCCCGGGACTAAAGTTTACCGAACCTCCCGTGGCTGGTTCAGCGATAACCGCCAGTTTTGCTATCGAGTACCCCTTCAAGACTGAGAACAATCTGCTGAGATTTACCTATTCGATTCAGCTTCAAAGGGGGTGAACCCATGCAATTAACATTTGAATATACTCTTGATGCCGGAGCAGGCTTGTTTCCGCAGGTGATTCACACCTCGGACAATCTGCTCCGTTTTATATACCTCACTTCTGATGGAACGGTTGAGGGTAGTATGGCGAACCCTGTCCTTGGCTTGTATGGAGATTTGACCTATGAAAAAGTCGGCAGGATTTCGCCTGATGAAGCGGTATCCTATCCGAGCATCAAAAGAGTGGCCCATTACGGCGCTTATGGGTTCTGGAGTGCTGAAGGAGATCACCGCTTTGTGATGTATATGTTGCCTGCCGATATCAGCAATTCCTTTGTGGACGGCTCGATAAAATACGGTGTCGGCAGCGAGGTTTCCCAGATGTCCTGCACACTTTTAAACATCAAAGGTGCCATGCTTAACCGCTACCGTGCCTTGGTTACACCCGGCACAAAGATGGAACTGTACTTTTCCCTTGGGAACAGCGGAGAAGTCCCTCTCGGTATTTTCTATATCGACCGTGCTTCGGTCTCCTACCCGGAGGAAAAGGTATCGGTGTCTGCCCGTAATGCCATCGGAAAACTGCTGAAGGAGCAGACCTTCGACGAGGACAACACTTTTGAGGAAACAACGCTCCAGTTAAACTTTCATGAAATTCTCCGTCTTGCAGAGGTGGAGGATTTTTTTGTCGGCGAAAACTCTAAGACATGGAAACTCCGCTTTGAGCCGGATGTTACCATTCTGGACGGTATTAAGCAGGTCATCTCCCTTCTTGACGGATGGAAGGTAGATGAAACAGCGGCAGGTGTCATCGGTGTGGCCAAGGTTTCCGATGCCCGCTTTGAACAGCCTGCCGTGTACAGCTTTGAGCGAGATAAAAGCTGCTGGAGTTACAGCGTAGAGTATGACGATTCAGAAGCGGTCAGTAGGGTCTGCGTCACCTGTGCCGAACCGGAAAACACGGTCTATGCCGATGTTCCTCGGAGCAAATGGTGGATACAGCCGTCCCATCGTACGGCTTATGTCACAGCCGCCGATGGTGCGACCCTTGCCGAGATAACTGCTATGGCAAAGGAACTGGCACAGGCCATCGCCATTTCCGGCAGGCAGGAGAGTTTTGTTGGTATCTTTACCCCACAGCTCACCATCGGGGATGAAGTGCGCATTGTAAGTGGAGCAAAAACCGAAACCATCGGAACGGTGGTTGATGTGACTCACAGCTTCGGCAGAGGTGGTTTTTATACGGCGTTCACTGTGGACAGCGGCGGGCGCAAAGGCAAGTCACGCCTATCAGATTTAATTGGTAAAGTATCCGAAAAGCCTAATCTGAACGGTGTGACAATTTATTAAAGGAGGAACTTTGAAATGAAAGAGATTTGGAACTGGATTCAGGTAGTATTTGCCACCGTGGGCGGTTGGCTTGGTTATGTACTGGGAGGATTGGATGGCTTTTTATATGCGCTTCTGGCCTTTGTGGTAATTGACTACATCACAGGGCTGATGTGTGCGGTACTGGATAAGAAGTTATCCAGCGAGGTAGGATTTCGGGGGATATTCAAAAAGGTACTGATTTTTGCCCTCGTTGCTGTTGGACATATTATCGACCAAAATGTAATCGGAGATGGCTCTGTCATTCGGACAGCGGTCATCTTTTTCTATCTTTCCAATGAGGGTATCTCTATCCTCGAAAACACCGTACACATTGGTTTACCTGTACCACAGAAACTTAAAGATGTTTTAGAGCAGCTGCATAACAGGAGCGACAAGGAGGATGACCGATGAACCTGCGAAAACTGATATTTACAAACAATGCCTGTTACAAAGCAGGCAAAACTATTGCCGTCAAAGGAATTATGATTCATTCCACCGGTGCGAACAATCCAAATCTGCGCCGATATGTGGGTCCTGATGACGGCTTGCTGGGAAAGAATCAATACAACAACCACTGGAATCAAGATAAGCCCGGTGGGCGTCAGGTTTGCGTTCATGCATTCATCGGCAAGCTGGCTGATGGGAGTATCGCCACCTACCAAACCTTACCTTGGAATCATCGTGGTTGGCACGCTGGGGGCAGTGCAAACAATACCCATATCGGTTTTGAAATCTGCGAGGACGGTCTTTCGGATTATGCCTACTTTAAGAAGGTATACCGTGAGGCCGTTGAACTTTGTGCCTACCTCTGTAAGGAGTACGGTTTGACCGAACAGAACATCATCTGCCACTCAGAAGGTTACAAGCAGGGCGTGGCATCCAATCACGGCGATGTGATGCACTGGTTTCCAAAGCACGGCAAGAGCATGGATACCTTCCGTGCCGAGGTCAAGGCACTTCTGGCGACTACCGATGAGGAGGAAACCGAAACTCCTGCAGAGCCTACGGTGACATATCCCGAAAAGCTGACTACTGGTTATTACCGTGTGCGTAAGGATTGGAAGGACAGCAAGTCCCAGGTGGGTGCTTACCGTATTCTCTCCAATGCAAAGGCAAAGGCCGATGAAAACACAGGCTATTCTGTTTTCGACAATGACGGGAATGTGGTCTACGCTCCTTCTGCTGCCAAGACGGAAGTAAAAACCGAGACTGCTACATTTGAACCTTACCGTGTCCGCATCGGCATCGCCAATCTGAACATCCGTAAAGGTCCCGGTACCAAATACAACAAAACCGGCCTGTTCACCGGAGTTGGTGTATTCACCATCGTTGCGGAATCGGATGGCGAAGGTGCTACCAAATGGGGCAAGCTGAAATCCGGCTCTGGCTGGATCTCCCTTGACTACGCAAAAATCATATAATCTATGCAGGGTCTGTTGGATTTCTTCCGGCAGGCCCTGTTTTTTTTATGCCTAAGTTCGTCAAAACGGCTCTCCCATCTCCAAAAGGGAGTGAGGATAACCCTTTGGGACCTCAGAAATGGAGGTCGCTATGACAAACGAACAGAAACAGCAAATTATAAAATTACGACAGGACGGATACGGATATGCCACCATTGCTTCCTCTCTGGGCCTGACGAAAAACCAAGTGTCCGCCTTCTGCCGCAGAAGCAATCTGACCGGCACCAAAGCGGCTGTGCATATAGAAGAAAAGCCGGAGCCGAACTGCTGCCGTAACTGCGGCAAGCCTCTGACTCAGACACCGGGACGCAAGCCTGTGAAGTTCTGCTGCAATGACTGCCGCACTCACTGGTGGAATACCCATCTGGACAAGGTCAACCGCAAAGCCTTTTATTCCTTCACCTGCGCCTGCTGTGGGAAACCTTTCACGGCCTACGGGAATAGCCACAGGAAATACTGCTCCCACGACTGCTACATCGTGGACCGCTTCAAAGGTGGTGATCGCCATGACTGAGGAGCAATTCGAGCGTGAAAAATTGTATCAGGCCAGCATGAATCTCTTTAAAAGTATGCTGGAAAAGGGCCTCATCACAGAGGAGCAATACGCCATAATTGATACAAAAATGCTGGAAAAATACAGGCCATTATTGGGTACATTATTCGCAGAAATAACTTGATAATAATCGCTTTTAGAGTGATATATAGTAGCGGAAAGGAGCTGATTTTATGCGAAAAATCAATAAAATAGAGCCATTGATGCCTGCGCTGCCGACCCGCAAAAAGGTCGCTGCCTATGCCAGAGTTTCAATGGAAAGTAAACGCCTCCAGCACTCTTTATCAGCTCAGGTCAGCTACTACAGCGAACTGATACAGAGTAATCCAGAATGGGAATATGCTGGTGTGTATGCTGATGATGGCATCACAGGCACTAAGACAAACCGAGAAGAATTTCAGAGACTGCTTGCTGACTGCGAGGCCGGGAAAATCGACATTATTCTTACCAAGTCCATCTCCCGCTTTGCCAGAAATACAGTAGACCTTTTGGAGACCGTCCGCCACTTAAAAGAGCTGGGCATTGAGGTCCGCTTTGAAAAAGAGCGCATCAATTCCTTGTCCGGCGATGGCGAGGTCATGCTGACGCTGCTGGCCTCCTTTGCACAGGAAGAAATCATCAGCCTTAGCAACAATGTAAAATGGGGAATCAGAAAGCGCATGGAGCAAGGCATCCCCAACGGCCACTTTAGAGTGTACGGCTACCGCTGGGAACGCGACCAGCTGGTCATTGTCCCGGAGGAAGCAGCCATTGTTCGACGCATCTTCCAGAACTTCCTTGATGGCAAGTCCCGCCTTGAGACCGAGCGAGAATTTGCCGCAGAAGGCATCACCACCAGAGACGGATGCCGCTGGGTGGATTCTAACCTGAAGGTGGTTCTCACCAATATAACCTACACCGGCAATCTGCTCCTACAGAAGGAATATGTGGAAGACCCTCTCACCAAAAAACGCAAAAAGAACCGTGGCGAGCTGCCGCAGTTCTATGTTGAGGACACCCACGAAGCCATCATCGACAAAGAGACCTTTGACTATGTGCAGGCTGAAATGGCAAGACGCAAGGAGCTGGGCGCTTTCGCAAACAAATCCCTGAACATTACCTGTTTTACTAGCAAACTCAAATGCAGCCGCTGCGGATGCAGTTATGTGCGCAATCAAAGAGCCAACCGCACCAAGCACACTTCCACCTACGATGATACGATTGTTGTTTGGGGATGCGGCACTCAGAAGAAAAAAGGTGGTCGCTGCTCCAACAAGGACATTCCGGAGCGTGTGCTGCGAGAAGCCTGCGCTGCTGCACTGGTCCTTGAGGACTTCGACGAGGATATTTTCCTTGAGCGTGTGGACACCATTCAGGTGCTGGACGGTCAGGTTCTGGAGTTCCACTTCTACGACGGCACCGTTTCCCAGATTGAATGGGTATCCACAGCCAAGAAGGATTGCTGGACGGATGAACACAAAGACCGCCAACGTGAGTGGATGCGCAACTACATGGCGAACGCTACAGATGGCCGCTATTCGGAATTTACCACCAGAATCCGCTGTAATAACTGCGGCAGCAACTTCCGCAGGAATACGCAACCCAGCAAGTCAGCCGACGGCGGCAAGATGCATTATTGGCGCTGCCCGACTTCCGGCGACTGCGTTACTACCGGCATTCGTGAGGACAGGCTCAAGGAACTGACCGCTTCGGTGATGGGGCTTTCCGAACACGATGCGGAAGCCTTCAAAGCACAGATCGAGTACATTTCGGTCGCTGCCGGTATGGTTCTGACCTTCCACTTCTTTGATGGCCGGGAAGAAAGTCTCCAGTACAATACCAAACGCCAAGGCACAGCATGGACACCGGAGCGCCGTGAGAAATTCAAATCTTCTATGCAAGGCAAATATACCGAGGAGCGCCGACAGGCCATGAGCGAAAATATGAAACGGATAAGGAGTGAGAAACATTGGTCGTCCAAAAGAAAGTAACCACAATACCGGCGACGCTGACCAGATTTACAGCAACGCCAATCAACCAGCAGAAAAAGCGCCGTGTGGCCGGATACGCCCGTGTTTCCACCGACCACGACGACCAGTTCACCAGCTACGCTGCGCAGGTTGATTATTACACCAACTACATCAAAGGGCGTGACGATTGGGAGTTTGTCGATGTTTATACCGACGAAGGTATATCCGGAACCAGCACCAAGCGTCGTGAAGGCTTCAAGCGCATGGTCGCCGACGCTCTGGACGGAAAGATTGACCTGATTGTCACTAAGTCGGTCAGCCGATTTGCCCGTAACACCGTCGACAGCCTGACTACCATTCGACAGCTCAAGGAAAAAGGCATCGAGGTCTATTTTGAAAAAGAAAACATCTGGACCTTTGATGGCAAGGGCGAACTGCTCTTGACCATCATGTCCTCACTGGCACAGGAAGAAAGCCGCAGCATTTCTGAGAACTGCACTTGGGGCCAGAGAAAACGCTTTGCAGACGGTAAGGTCACGGTTCCATTCAACCGCTTCCTTGGCTACGACCGTGGCCCGGACGGAAATCTGGTAGTCAACCCGGAGCAGGCAGTTATCGTGCAGCGCATTTACGCCATGTTCCTGCAGGGAATAAGCTACCACGGCATCGCCAAACAACTGACCGCTGACGGAATTCCTACACCCGGCGGCAAGAATAAATGGAGCATTTCCACTATCCGCAGCATTCTCAGCAACGAGAAGTACAAAGGCGATGCACTTCTGCAGAAGTCCTACACCGTGGATTTCCTGACCAAAAAGACCAAAGTCAACGAGGGCGAAATCCCACAATACTATGTAGAAAAAAACCACGAAGCCATTATTTCACCGGATGTTTTCGCAATGGTCCAGCGTGAAATGGCCAAGCGTGGTCGTGGCAAGAATTATCACAGCAGCGTACACGCATTTTCTTCCCAGATCCGCTGCGGCCAATGCGGATGCTGGTATGGTTCAAAGGTCTGGCATTCCAACAGCAAATACCGCAAGACCGTCTGGCAGTGCAATCACAAATTCGACAACGATGAACATTGCACCACGCCGCATCTGACGGATGAGGACATCCAGAACGCTTTCCTGTCGGCGGCAAACAAGCTGCTGGCCACCAAAGACGAGGTCATCGCCAACGGTCACGAGATGGTGGAACTGCTCTTTGACACTTCCGAGCTGGAAACGGAACAGGCCACCTTGCTGGAAGAAACGCAGCTGATTTCGGATATGGTACAGCAGAGCATTTACAAGAATGCCCATGTTGCCCTCGACCAAGCGGAATACCAGAAACGCTATGACAGCCTGACGCACCGATTCGATACTGCAAAGGAGCGCTTGGAGACGGTCATGGCCCAGATCCAACAGATGCAGCTGCAACGAGCCGACATTGAAGCCTTCCTCCAGTCCTTTACGGAACTGCCGGACACACTCACCGAGTTTAGCGCTAAAAACTGGCATGCGCTGGTGGATTACGCCACCGTCTACAGTGCAGACGATATCCGCATCACCTTCAAACACGGTCAAGAAATAAAGGCATAATCCCATAGAAGCAGAAACGCCTCACCACTGGATTTGATTCCGGCGGCGAGGCGCTTTTGTTATTTTTTTACTCTTCTTGTCACTTAATAGCCCATTTTTTTAAGGATCTTGTCCGTTTCTTCAAACTCGTCTTCCGTGCTGTTCTGCCATGTTGAATCATTACAATATCTGCAATACATGGCTTTTCTATCCCTCATTCTATGGCAATATGGACATTCAACCACATGGTCTTCTCCCGTTTCCACAGATGTTCGATGAGCGCAAATGGAGCAATAAATAGTGTCTCCTTCATCCCACAAGGTGCTTTCATCTGTATTTCCACAATTTGCGCACCTCATACCGTCTTCATCCGGGAGATATGTATAGCTGATATCATTATCATCGTCAGAAGACTGCGACGCAAGATATACGGTGCCAACAACAGCCGCTGCAACACCCACAACTTTACCTGCAGTTTTTAGCCACTCTTTTGCTTTTTCCTTTCGTGCCATTTTACATTCAATACATAATGTTCCGTCAGGGTCCGGGATAACCTTTCCACAATCCGAACAGATGCCTTTTACATTGTCGAAAGTCGTGTCATTCTCATATCCACAATTTCCGCAAATATGTCGTGTTGCCGCTCTGTCAAATCTGTTTTGGATATTGAGATACGTACCACATTCATCACAAAACCAGAATACGTAATCATCTTCAAACTCGTCAGCTGAGAGTTTATATCCACAGTCCTCACAGGTCCAAAGTGTAGATTTTTTATTTATGGTCATTTTTCCATGCTGACAGGCTGGGCAAAACATCCATTTCTTGGTTTTTCGTATGTACGCGTAGGTGGCAGCTTCAATAAGATTTTTACGCTTCGCTGGTTTTAATTTCTTCATCTATCGCACCTCCTTCGTCTGAAGTGGCTGTTAATTCTTCGCTGAAAGAAGTATAAATCTTTTCACCCATTTCATCGTGTGCTTTACGATCAGCTATCTTCTTTTTTACGAATTTTACGCCTTTTGGAACAAGGTACAGCGTACCGCACACTCCAAAGGTAATAGCACTACCTTTAACTAAGCCCATTTTTTCTCCTTTGGCGATGCCAGTTTTTTCGCCTTCTGTCAACGCATAATTAAAGATGTTTTTTACACCTTCTAACATATTGCCATCGCCAATGGCCTTGAGAGGCTTTGTTACATCAGGTGCTGCAGCTGATGCAGTGTTCAGCAGTTCTCCAATCTGTTTTCCACGGTTACTCATTTCTTACCCTCCTCAATAGATATACTATCAATCAGTTTTTGGAACTCTGTTATTTGCAACTGGTCGGCTTCAATCTGTTTTTGAAGCTGATGAATAGTATCTTCCTTCGCTTTGATGGCCTCAGTATATCTTCGGATTTCACCACGGAGGAAGTTGATGACATCTTTGTTAGAAATTCGAGCCTTCTTCAGCTGTTCTGCATCAATTAGCTTCTGCGCAACCAAACCACCCACCATAACGGTCGGCAATACGGCAGCTCCAACCACAGCTCCTGCTAATGAGGCTTTTGCTGCAGCTGCGTATTTCGGTGAAGATTTAAGAAACTCATGGAGAGCCGCCTCGTAGACAATGTGTCCACCTTTTTTCGATTCTATTGTCGCATCGAGCTTTTTGTCACGAATCCATCGACGCACGGTTTCAGGATTTGTATTCAGCATTTCAGCGATTTCTTTTACGCTATAGGTTTTCACGCCATCGCCTCCTTCCTAACTGAACATACTATATCACAAAAATGTAGTATTAACAAGTGCTTTGTAGTATTAAAATGTAGTATTAATAAAAATATTACATTTGCGAACATAAAAAAAGAGCCGGTTCTAAAACCGACACCCTAAACGACACCCCGACACCCTTGTGCCTATGCCGCATTTCTTTGTATTAAATAGCAAGTCTTTATTTCGTTTATGAGCACATGCGTCACTGCTCCGATGATGCGGCCGTTCTGGATAATCGGGCTGCCCGAC